ACAGGATAAGCCATTTAAGACTCCTAAAAAATTAACTACCTTTTCCGAATCCGCCACGCGTTACTGTAGACTTGCGGTCTGCAAATAGCGGCATGCGCGGGTCATTTTGTCGCATAAAGTTGTTGTCAACCGAATCCATCTGGTTCTGGGCTTGACCGTTGTAATAATCCGACATAGCAGTAGCGCGTTCGGTAGGGATCTTGCAGAGCATGAGCCCCCCAATCTCGATATTGCCTGTCTTTTCATTACCCGCAACCATCATCTCCGGGTGATCTACCGCCTTCACCGGCTCATAGCCATCGCGCATTTTTCGTGACACGTTGGTTGGGTCGGACTGTCCCAGAACATGCGTTGCAATCCAGCGAAACGTATATCCCGGCTCAGGGGTTGGGTCTGGCAGTGTGCTCGAGGGTGTATACACATATCGAGCAGATTTCTCGCGTGAATTTGTTTCACGATTTGTCCGGGTCTGTACTTCAGCCATTTTGATTCTCCAGTTTAGCTACTTGAAAAGCATATTGTTGCGGTGTTAATCCAAACTTCTTAGCCAACGACATTTGCGTCAGCGTAAGCTGGACTTTCTTTGGCCCTGATGAACGAGTCGCAGAGGCCACAACAGATGAAGGTCGAGTGCTTCGTGCTTCACGCCCCCCAAATGCTTCTGGGAAGGTGCTCCGCATCCGGGCATCAATACGTTCAAAGTACTCATCCGAGCGGGGGTCTACCCCCGAATTCACTAGTTTTTGATGCAGCCCTAGTGAAAAGCTGGTTAGTTCTTCGTTCCCCGGAGCGCCAAACCACTGGTTTTTTGCTTGCCAGCGCAAGGTTTTGTCATCAGGTTCTACCGCTACAGGTTCCGATTTCCGTATTTGTACATTATCCGAAGCCGTTTGTAAAGGGGCTGGCTTGAAATTTTCCGCTGAAATCATTCTCAGCTTGGCATCTGTCAAGGCTTCGTTTGCCGCAATGATAGCATCAGTATCAAAAGCCTCCTGTGCCGCCTTGAAGTTACGCCGTGCGGTCTCGAGGTCACTACTGACCGCGTGCTTTACGGTTTCTGCATACTGCTTAGCGCCAGTATTGGCATATTCCTTCAGTTGCCGGTTCTCGTCCAGCAATTGCTGGGCAAGATTCTCAAGCTCCTGCTTTTCGCGGATTGTAGACTCTTTCGCACGCCGTTCATCGTGTCGGGCATGGGTCAATTCCTTGATCCGGCCCTTTACTTTGTCCGAGTACGAGTTGATTTCTTCGTCTGTCGGGTCTTCAACCGGGCGATCAAGGGCTGCTCGGCCCCTGTCTTGGGCTGGGGTGTCATCCACAACCTCAATTTCAATCTCAGTCTCTTTTTCATCAGCTTTCGCTGCAATTTCATCGGGAAATTCAAACTTTTCAGCCATTTCTTACTCCTCAAGCACGAGTTAAGCCTCGCGGGTCTTGCACAACAGCGTCTACTTGGTCGTCATTCAGTAAACGGAACTCTTTGCCGTAGATTTTGAAGCGTGTACCTGAATAGGTACGCACCAAAACAAAATCGCCAGCCTTACACCACGCACCACCGGGGAACTTAGCCTGATCTTTGTACGCATCGGGGCCAACTTTTACAACAAAAAGGACGGTAGTGGCGTGTTCTTCCTGCCGCATGTAGGGATCCGCTTTGACAATGCTGGAATTCTCAAAAGTTTTCTCTACATCTGGCACAACGCACAGCAATTTCCAACCCGTGGGGTCAGGCAACTGTGTGGCTTTCTCTTCTTGGGACGCATCCTCACTAGGGTTTTCCCTAGATTGGATAGTTTTTGGCAAACTAATGCCGGGTGGAAGAATCAGATTAGTCATCGGCTCTTTCTACTTTCTCAGCAAGGTCAATTAAGTAACGCTCTGCGAGTGCTAGACCCTGAATAGTCCCGCAGAGTTTTTGGTACTCTTCAAAATTGCGACAAGCACCCCCAGCCAAGTCATCGGCGTAGTTGTTCATGTCGGTACGAATCTTTTCGCGCAGTACCCGCACAAAATCTTGGATCATTTTGGAGCTTTCGGTTGTTGCATGGCTTGTGCCTTGCTCTTGGCAATGTCAATACCCATCTTGACCCCCGCTTCTTGCTGCTGAGCGGCCAACTTGGCTTTGCTGTCCTGTATCTGTGCGCCGACTTTTAGGCCGGCAAGCTGACTCTGCAACTGTGCTTTCTGCTGCTCCAGTTTCAGTTTGTCCGATTGTGTGGTGGCGTCGACCAGCAGTTTCTTCTCCTGCATAGCGGCCTGCTGAGCCATCTGCTGGTTCTTGGACTGCAACTGCTGCATGGCAATCTGGTTCTTCATCTGGGAGTCTTGGGCTTTAATCTGCAACTCCTGCTGCTTGATCTGAAGCTCCATCTGCTGCATCTGAATCAACGGGTCTTGCTGGTTCTGCTGAGCCTGCTGCTGCGCTGCTTGGGCTTGGTTCTGCTGCAGCACTTGCTGCGCAGCTTGCGCCATCATCCCCGACAACGCCGTTTCAACTTCCGGTGGCAATTTCTCGTCTTGCGGCGGCAGGGGCATCCCTAGCTGTTGCTCAATCTGCTGCCGGTACTGGAAGCCCACGTGCTCTGCAATGTGCGCCATCATGGCCCCCTGAATAAGGGGAGCCTTGGGGTTCTGACCAATCAGCTTCGTAATAGACGGGTCTTGCATCAGCGCCATGTGGACGGCAATGTGCGACTTCTGATCTTGGTACGAGAACGCCTTGACCGGCTCTCCCTTGATGATCATCATGTTCTCTGTCACCGGATCCAGCGGTTTCTGGTCGTCTGGCAGGGGGACTAGCTTCTCTGCGTTCTTGATCCCCAAGACCTCCAGCATGTTGCGGTGCAACTGCGGCAAGTCGTAAATGTCCGGGGCCATCTGCGCCATCTGGATCACAGCTTGGTACTGCACCACCCGCTGGCTCATGGTGGCCGCATTGGGATCGCTGACGGGGATCACATCCACATCGTCGTAGTCTTCCTTCTTGGCCTTCCTGTCGCCAACCTCTGGCTCATACGTGTAGTCAGGGTCTGTGTAGTCCGCAATGATCCGCGCCAGCAGCTTGAGTTCTTGCTTAAACGCCGCGTGCACACGCGCCTGCACCGCGGTCATTACCTTGAGTTGGCGCTCCAGCAAAGCCAGCGTTGTGCCTACAGGCGACTGGCCCGACATGTCACTGATCTTCAAGTCCGCGGTAGCGGCAAACCTACGGCCCTCTTCGACAATGTTCCCCAGCAGCGTGTAGAGAACTTGGCTGGGTTCCTTATAGGGCAGGGGCAGGATGTTGTCCCGCATCACCCCAGAGCCAATATCTACATCCCGCCACTCACCGGGGGCAATGGGGGTGTCATCTCCCTTGATGCGTAGCCCTCGGGTTTTAAGACCGCCGGGGAGGTTGGAAAGTGTTCCCGCGTCCACAAGCTGTCGCATAATGCTGGTAGCCGACTTCGCGAACCCCCCGATGAGGTGGAACAGTCCGAAACCATACGCTCCGAAACCCGGTATGTATTGGTAGTGAACGAAATGCTGTCGTTTAAGTCTAAGCTCGTCATCTTCTTCCCAGTTGCGGCGAATTGCCAAAACCTCGCCCGTACCCTTGATTAGGGTAACTACGTAGGGCAGCATGATCCCGGTCTCTTCGCCGTCCTTGTCAACATCCTCAAAACCCTTCAGATCCAGATCTGCGTGGATTTCGTACAAGGTGAAGCGGTCATCGTTTAAATCACTGAACCCGGTCTCTTTGTCCTTGGCCTTCTCAATGTCGGTAGTTTCTTTGGTCGGGTCGCCAATGTCGCATTCCCGGTAAAACCCAGCGGCCTGCAGCTTCAGTATCTCGTTCTTGGTCTTGTGCATCACGTGCGTGACGCGGTAGCAAGACTGGATGTCGGACGCGCCGTAGGGCAGCAGGATGTCTTCTGCGGGGATAAATATGGAGACTTGCCGGCCAAGGCTGGGGTCGTAGTAGACCTTCTTAAACGCGGAACCTGTGGCCGGCAGGCTCCACAGCATCCGCTCGTGCTCGGCCCGGAACTCCACCATCTTCTCGGTCAACTGCCAGTTCATGTCTGCCTGAACCCTGACCGCGGACTCTTTCTTCTCTTTGGTCTCCTTACCAATAATCTTGGTCTTCACCGGGCCGGCGGCAGGGAATGTCTCGGTGATTGTTTCGCTTTGGAAGCGAACAACTGCCTCTGTGATCATCGGGTGGAACACACCACAAGCGCCGTTCCACGGTTCTGTGCGCTCTTCGTACTGCAGGCCCAGCAGTTTCAGGCCCTCGGTGTAGGCTTTCTCCCAGTCCTTGCGTCCGGCTTTGTCGTTGTCAATCTCCGAAGTCAGGTCAGACCCGAGGGTCTGCATGGCGCTGCTGGTCATCTCTTCGGCCAGATTGGCAGAAAAATCCTCATCGCTCATTGCATCGGGATCGATCTCAATCTCCATGCCATCTATACCAATCTTGACCGACTCGGGGTCGACAATCTCTATTTCAATTGCTTCATCACCTGCGGCCCCCATGTCTTCCAAACCCATAGGGGCCTGATAGAGGGACTTATCAAAACTAGATGTAGCCATGTCAGTAGTGCTTTCTTAATAGTATGCGGCCTGTCGGCTCCGCTTGAATATCTTAGGTTCATCTTGTCGATCTGATTTCAACGAAATAAACCCGCCGCGCCTGTAACGGCTCAAGGCCATCGTCACGCAGTCAACGTAGTCGTCGTGCTCTCCATTGGGGAATTCTGCGCATTCGTTGATGACCTCATACGCCCAACGGAAGTCTGGAGCCCATACGATACCATCAAAAAGTAGTGGGGACACAGAGTTAACCCGAGACCGTTTATCGTTTGATACCCCTGCGGCTCCCCGCGACGGGCTATATTCCTCAACAACAATGTCCATCTGCCGCAGTTCTTGTATGAGCGGAGCGCCAGCAGCTTTCTTCTCAACGAGCAAACACTCCGGCTCCCACTCCTTGTACTGCTCTAATACTATCTCTTTAAGCTGCGGGAACTCCCAGCGGGCTTTGATAGCGTTGAGCAGCATTAACTCGTGCCGGTGGCTTTCTTCGTTGTACCAGACGCCCCACGTTGTGCAGGCGCTGTAGTCGTTATTATTCTTGGTCTCGTGCGCAGTGTCCCAGACCTGAATGACAAACTCCATATCCGGCGGGTCTTCTTTCTCCCAAAGCTTCCACCAGTCTCGTTTCAACAGCGCCCCCTCCTCGCTGGTGGGCTCCTGCATGTACTGCGCCGTCCAGTACTGGGGCTGCATGCCGGCCTTCTTAGCCAGAAGCTGCTCCACAGGCCACTGCCCGGGCCACAGGCTCTTGCCTGACGGCAGTATGGCCGGGAACCTTATCTCGTGCCACGGCAGCGCTGTGGGGTTGTGCTCCGCCCACGCCAGCGCCCGCCCAATGGGATCCTTCTTACCCCAGCGCGTACCAATCATCACAATCCGACCACCGGGCATCAAGCGCTGCATGGGGCCGACCTGCATGTACGTCCACGCCGTATCAAAGGCTGCATCCGGGTTTGCCAGCACCGCCTGCTCGGACACCAAGTCGTCAGCAATCAGTAAGTGAGCGCCGTGGCCGGCCACGTTCGCCCCGATACCAATGGCTAGGTATTTACCCCCGGAGGTCGTCGCCCAGTTGTCCGACGCAGACTTGTCCTTTGAGACGATGGTATGAGGAAAGATACCGCGGTACTTGTCCGTATCGATCAGATTGCGCACCTTACGGCCAAAGTCTGCAGACAGCGTCGATGTGTGCGTTGCCATCATGATGTGATGGTGCGGGTGGTGCCCCAGATACCACGCAATGAACAAGTAGGCAATGGTTTCTGACTTCCCAAAGCGTGGGGGCATACTGACCGTCAGGCGCAACTCGTCGCCATTCTTGACGTTGTGCAGCGGGCCTTTCATATACCGATGGTGCGGGCCCTCCTTCCAATCCGGGTACATATAAGCGCAGAACTTCAGGAAATCGTCCCGGCACGCCTGCAGACCCTTCTTAGTATCTAGCGTCTCTAACTCATCCAAGAGGGCGAGTTTCTCTGTCGCCGGCATATTCGGCAAGTCCGCAAGCAAGCGGGTAACAGCGTCTGGCGTCAGTTCGTCAAGCATTCCTGCGCTCGGCTACTATGCCGATCTCGGCATCCAGCGTCATACCTTCGCCCTCGTTGCCGGCCTCTGGGATGGCAAATGGCGCGGGTTCTGACACAGGCGTCACATCTGTGACCGTCGCCCCGTCTATTGGTGTCAGGAACTTGGCGAGCCTGTCGCGCAAGCGCTTCTCGATCTCTTCCTCGCTGGCGTCTTTTTTAATAACCTCGACGCGCTCGGTGAAAAGTGCCACTTCCGTAACATTCCCAAGCATCTGCAGCGCCTTGAGCCGGATGCGTGCGTCGGGGTGTTTGGTTTCCTCAAGTATCTTGGAGACGGTATAGCCGCGGAGTTCCTTGGCCTGATGAATGAACTCCCAATCGTAGGCGGTCAACATCCCCGACAAATGCTGCACTGCAGCAGGCGTCTTAATAACTGCTAGTGCGGTCCGCTGCTTGGTGTTGTCAACATCAAAGTTCAGGGAGGTGAAGGCTTCCCGCGCAGCGTTCTGCTGGCTCTTGGTGTCGAGGTCAGTGTCGGAGGGAACGCCTAAATCTTTCAGCCACCGATCCGTTGCGACCTGAGCGTCAAGGATATCTACGGGCGCGGCTTTCTCAAAGGGGATGAAATCCCCTACCCCTGCCGGGTTAGGCGTGAAATTTACAAGATTATCAAACATGACCCTCCGCGTAAACAACAGTTTGTGTCGCTTCGAACTGATAGTGTACACTCAAATCGGTATTTGTTTCTCCTGTAAGCGCATGGTGCGCTTTTGGCCCACTTCGGTGGGCTTTTTTTTGCTAAAAATTTTTATAGGGGGTGGGGGGTCTGCGTTTTAAATTGGGGTGGGGGGTGTTTGCAGCGGGGGAGTCTAAGTACAACACGGCGAAGTCCAAGTTTTTACAAAATGGAGAGTGTTTGGCTGGAACAGTGTTATTGCAACGCAGCCACAGCTTCACCATAAAGGGGTGATAGGGGTACGGTGGGGTCTACAGGATGCCGAAAAGACCGTGGAAAAGCCCTATATGCTACAATGCAGTCACTCAATAGGCATTCGGCCTGTTGGGATCAACCCGGGGGAACAGTTCCCCCAAGTTTCTGGAGTTTCATCATGACATTCATCACTATCAATGCTAAAGCATTCAAGGCCTTCTCCATCGTTGCCAAACAGGTCGAAGACAAGAACCTTGAGTGGCAACTCACGCTGGCCGCGGCCGGCATTCTCCCGGGCGACTATCGTCCGTTCGCTGTGGCATACGTGTCAGAGACATCGGGCACGGTAAACCCGAAAACAGGAGTTCGCGAGAACGTCGTTAAGCCTTACATGGGCCAACGTGGTCTGACCTTCACCAAAGACAGCACGGAAGACAGCCGAGTCAAGTACATTGTCGACACATTGACCGGCGCTGCACAAGCGAGGGCAGCTGCCCGGTCTCTGTCCGCCGTGTCCGATCTGGACAAGGCCTTGAAAGCATTCGGCAAGCTGTCGGCGGCTGACAAGAAAGCCTTCATGGCGAAAGCCAAGTGAGATCGACTCGGGGGAACGGTTCCCCCGAGTTTTACAGCGAATTCCCCAGCATGCAATCCTGTGCGTGGGGGTCTCGGCACGGTTTCAGCCTGAAGCCCAGCATGATTCTTGACCATATGGTCAGGGCTTGTCGCTGGGCTTTGGAGTGCAACCGCACTACTCGGGGGAACGGTTCCCCCGAGTTTTTTACTGGAGATTCAAATGGCGCAACTAACCTACTGGTACTGCCAGTGCCTCGACGACGCGGATGCCTACAGCATCGTCACGAAGACAAAGAAGGAGGCAGTAGCTAGGCTCGCCGAACGTGGCGACGGGGCTGACTGCTACGCACCACCCGAGAAGCGCACCATCGACTACCGCGATGCCTTCGACCTCTTCTACTGGGCAACCAGCGAAGGCGGCGGGCGCGGGTGTGGAAGCAGCGGCAAATAAAAGGGTCAGCTACGTGCCCTCTCACGTAGCACTTTTCTCGGGGGAACGGTTCCCCCGAGTTTTTTATTGGAGAGCATCATGAACGGCTACATCGCATTCTGGCGCGGCAAGCGCGTCGAGGTCTACGCAAACACATCCTATGAGGCCCAGCAGAAGGCCGCTGCCATGCTCAAGGCCAAGAAGGCCTATGAGGTCACCGTAATGCTCGCTGAGCGTGCTGGAGAGCCCGCAGTGCATACCGCCGACTTCTAAGGTCTAGCCAGCCTGTAGGCCCGTGACAGGGGCCTATGGCGTGGACGACCAGTGTATTTTGTGACTGAGCAGTCTACATTCTGACCCAACGGGTTATTTTGTGACTAAAAAATTCTACCCATCGGCTTGGCACCTTGTGCGTAGGTAGCGGTCAGCCAAAAAACCCTTATGAATCAACAACATTTTTACTCTACTACTACTACTAACCTATATAAGATTTATATATATAAGGAGAAATTCTTTTGTCTTTTTTCTCGGGGGAACAGTTCCCCCCAGTTTCTTGCTGTTGAAAGAAAAAAGAAAACGAAACGTTTGGTAAGTGAAGAGCTTCGGAAAATCGGTGGTATTTGCTGCTGGTATTTCCTAAGTCGTTGATTTATAAGGCCGATAACCCGGCCCTTACCTCTGTAACAGACTTCACCTAGCTGGACAACCTCGCAAGAGTATGCTATGCTTAGTTCTTTTTTCATAGGACACTCATCATGGACGCCCCTTACATCGATTACCACGAGGTCTTTCCCACACGCTGGGAGATCACTGCCGCCTACGCCATCTGTTGCGCCAAGTGCCACGAGACCAAACTCGCCAAGCACTTCAGGCGCAAGCTGACAAGGGCGCAGGCAGTAGCGAGAGGGCATGCGCTGGGCCTACGCAATCAGGCCGATCAGCCCAAGAAGTTGCAAGGGGAGCGCTTACCGACAGTCGAGTCGAAGTTCTGCACCAAGTGCCAGCCCGGGCACTACAAGCCCAACGACATGACGGTGAAGGAGATGTATCTAGCCGCCTATGACGGCAAGGTCTCACTGGCCCGAGTCAACATCGACGCTGAGAGGAAGCGCAAGAAGGCAAGCGCCAAGATAAGCGCTGCGGTGGCAAACCGGTGGGACAAGTGGAAGGCAGCCCCGTGGGGGCATGTGAGGGCACGTTTGAGCGAAGAATTGTTGATACTGACCCGGCGCATCAGCTACTACAACAAAAAGAAATCACCCGCGGTGCTGATGGGCGCGTTAACCGCACTGCAGGATGCGCTGACAGTGCTGCGTGCACGGTGCACGCTAAGTGCAAGGATACAGGCCCCGCTCGACCCGGCTACAACGTGGGAGGACTTGATCGGAGCGCCTGTTATGCGTCAACTGTGCGCAATATGGGACGCAGTGCCTGTTGAGTTGATCTGGCGGGCTAACCGCACGCCACTGCTGCTGAACAAGGCGAAGCCCCTAGTGCTCGAGGGCTACATCGCGCCGAACCAAGACAGCATCGACAGGCTGAACCTTGTCAAGAAATAACTCGGGGGAACTGTTCTCCCGAGAAACCGTGGGGGCTGCGGCCCAGCCCCGTGTAAACCTAGGAGTTTTTCATCATGTCAACATTCACCAAGCAAGCCGCTCAGGCAGCACGCAACCTCCGCGCTGAGATCAAGCGCATGACAGCCAAGGCATCGCTGATCAAGCACCCGGCAGTCAAGGCGGCGTTCGAGTCTTTCCCCCTGAGCATGCGCCGGCAGGTCAGCCTGTCGATAGCTGCGTACAGCAGCACGGTCTACATCAGCACCACGATGCGCGGTCTGGACTCGTTCAAAGATGCGAAGCTGACCCGCCTGCTCGAGAAGTTCCTCGACTGGGAGACGCAAGTCAACGACTACACCGGGAGCGACACGCCCAACAAGGACTTCGCGTTCACCAAGAAGCTCGAGGGTATGGAGATCCGCGTGGGCATCTACGCATATGTAAAGTCTGACAGCCCGCTGTGTCGGATAGTTGTGACAGGCGTGACCGAGCGCGTAGTGCGTGAGGAAGTCAAGCAGATCGTCTGCGCGTAAGGGGCGCAGCATGAACAAAGTCTTCGACATCCGCAAAGACCTGATGGAGACCCGCATCGCAGGCATACCGTGCACCGTACGCATTGACTATGTCTGCGTCACGCCACCTGACCCGAGGGGGGACAGCGACTGGGACTACTACGGCTACACCGAGTTCGACTACACCGTGTGTGACAGGCGCGGCAGGCCGGCCCCGTGGCTGACCAAGAAGATGACCCGCGCCGACACGGCGCGGATACACGACGAGTATTTCGCCTGATCTCAGGCAACCGGTGGACACTGCCGACCAGTGTCAATCAACCCGGGGGAACCGTTCCCCCGACTTTTCTGGAGTATCACATGGACAATCAACAAGCGCTCATCCTGTCGGCCACGGTCGACCGTCTGGCATTCATCAAAGCACAGATCGCTGATCTTCAGCTCGAGGAGGCCAAGTGCAAGCGCACGCTCATCGACAGCGGCGTGTCGTCAGCCGAGAGCAACGTGCACCGCGCCACCGTTGTCGAGTGCGCCGGCAAGGAGACGATCAACTGGGCCAAGATCGCACAGCACTTCAACCCAAGCAGGCAGCTTATCCGGGCGCACTCAAGCACGGGCGAGAAGTTCTTTCAGATCCGCGTGTACGCACGCAAGACATCAACCTAACCAACCAAGGAGTAAACATCATGCCCGGAGCAATCCTTTATCAAGGCCCGTCGCAACTGGACGGCAAGCCCATCGTAGTCATCGCAGTATGGTCAAGCAAGAACAGCAAGACTGGCGACATGCTGCAGACCTACATCCTGCGCTCAGACATCGACCCGCGGGAGGCCAACAAGTACGGCGAGGACGAGTCAATCTGCGGCCAGTGCCGGCATCGCGGCACGCCTACCTTTGACCCGCTCAAGAAGCTGGCCGAGGGACGCACGTGTTACGTGAACATGGGCCAAGGCGTGCTGATTGTGTACAACGGGTTCATTGCAGGCAAGTACCCAGTGGCAAGCCCACGCACTGTCGGGCGCAAGCGCAACGTGCGCATCGGCACATACGGGGACGGCGCTGCTGCACCCAGCTATGTGTGGGACGAGTTGCTCGAAGATGCGGACGGGCACACAGCCTACAGCCACAACGGCGGTGACCCCCAGCGATACATGGTCAGTGCCGACAGCCTACAGCAAGCCCAGACAGCATGGGCCAGCAAGTACCGCACGTTCAGGGTCATACAGCATGTCAGCGAGATCGACCGCACCCACGAGGTGCTGTGCCCAGCCAGCAAGGAGGCCGGCTACAAGGCGACATGCGCCACGTGTCTGCTGTGCGGGGGCACATCGGTGCAGGCCAAGAGCATCGCCATACCTGTGCACGGCAGCGGTGCTGTGCACTTTCAGTAAGTAACTCGGGGGAACCGTTCCCCCAAGAACCCGTAGCCGGTGCGGTTCACCGGCAGTTAACTGGAGATCGATATGTTTTT